TTTAAAGAAAACTTCTAGAGCAAAACTTATATTTTAAATGATGCCCTTTGACGCATATCGTTGTTATCTCTCTCTGAAAAATCACTTCACTAAAGATCATTATGATTATTATAAAAATGAAGGTAGAACTAGAGTAAAAAAAGAAACATTCTATAAAAGAAAAGATAGATTTTGGTTTGAAAAATTTGCAAGACAAAAGAATGATAAAGAGGTTGTAGATTTTTTTGTATCAAATTTTGTAAGCACAACTGATCCATCACAGATGTATATCCGTGAGATGATTAAAACTGGTGAAGACAGATATGTTGATTGGAAGAAGAGAACTCAATCACTCTCTTATGTTTTTAAAGAGGAATCTGAATCCTTATTCAAGGATAAAAAAGTGGATGAGATATTTGATTGTAGTAAAGGTCATCCGATTGTTCTTAAAAAGTTTCTAGGTGGTAATATAAGCCTTGAAACTTTAGTAATCTATGATAGAATATTAGGGTATGGAAAAGACTTTGATAAAAAGTTAAAAGACCCAGTGTGGGAAACCGTCAGTAAACGAGTAAGGAAATATACTCCTTTCCTAAATATTGATGTATTCCGTTATAAAAAAATCCTAAAGGAGGTTGTCATTCAGGAATGAGTTTTTTCGATTCTGAAATAGTAAGATCAGAAATGGCTGAGATTCATGAACTTCAAGAAGATGTTTATGAAAATTTCATGCGGTTTCCATATATGAATAATGCTGATAGGGCACATCATATAGATCAACTCAGTAAATTAATTGATAAACAAAAGATTGTTTACGCAAGATTAAGTTTGTCAGATGACCCTGATGCCAAAGAAATGAAGGAAAAAATTATGGAGTCTGCTGCGTCAATGGGTCTTCCTGCCAATGTTGATGTTGGTAAAATGTTTGATCAGATGTCTGAGGTAATCAGTCACATGAAAGAACATAATACTTGACACTTTATATTATGAGTTCTATTATAATAGAATACCACAAGCCAAATCTAATTAATCCGAGGTAATCCGAATGTCTTTCGCAAGTCTAAAGAAGCAGTCAAACTTAGGTTCACTGACTGCCAAGTTAGTCAAAGAAGTAGAAAAAGTAAACAACTCTAGTGGTGGTGGAGATGAACGTCTCTGGAAACCAGAACTAGATAAATCAGGTAACGGTTTTGCTGTTATCAGATTCTTACCAGCACCAGATAAGGAAGAAATTCCATGGGCAAAGTTATACACACATGCCTTTCAAGGGCCTGGTGGTTGGTATATCGAAAACTCTTTAACCACAGTAGGTGGTAAAGATCCAGTCTCTGACTATAACAGAGAACTATGGAACAGTGGAAATGAATCAGACAAAGATGTAGTTCGTAAACAGAAACGTAAGTTATCTTACTACAGCAACATCTATGTTGTTAAAGATCCTACCAACCCTGCTAACGAGGGTAAAGTATTCTTATTTAAGTATGGTAAAAAAATATTTGATAAGATTATGGAAGCAATGCAACCAGAGTTTGAGGATGAATCACCAATCAATCCTTTTGATTTCTGGCAAGGTGCAAACTTCAAGTTGAAGATCGTTAAGAAGGATGGTTTCTGGAACTATGACAAGTCAGAGTTTGATTCAGTTGCACCACTTCTTGATGACGATGACGCATTAGAAGCGATATGGAAGAAAGAGTATTCTCTTGCTGCTGTTACTGCTGCAGATCAGTTCAAGAGTTACGAAGATCTTGAAAGAAGATTAAAGTATGTGTTAGGTAAGAAACCTGCACAATCACGTTTCATTCCTGATGAAGAGTTAGAGGATGAGAGTGAAGGGTATAATTCACGTTCAGTTGCTGAAGAAACAGTAACTAAAGCCGTGTCAACACCAACTCCATCTACAACTGTAGATAAGGATGAAGATGATGCTCTTTCATATTTCCAGAAATTAGCAGAGAGTTAAGTGAGATATAATCAGATCTGTTTAACTCTTTTAGTTATAGCAGCGTATATTAACTTACTCAAATAGTCTGATATTATCAGCACGTTTCAAGGATTCACTCACATACTGAGTGGATCCTTTTTTATATACCATCATTTCTTCTAGATCATCAAAGACGACATTCAAATATATTGGTTTGATTAAAAATATTCTTCTCTTATCATCATTAACTTTAAGTTCATGTTCAAAATTAGTAACTGCTTTTGACACTGGATTAACTGTTATTGATTCATCATTTAATGGCTCATAGTAACTTACACTTTGTGCAGCACTTACTCTAACTCCTTTTGGAAATATGATAACTCCAGTGCTATCTTTAACTTCATTAGATTCGTAATGATGAATTTCATCTAGTTTTGCAGATGTTCCATACTTATCTAATATATAAGTTTCAAATGCTTGTTGACCTAATGGCCATTCGTTTTGTATATTAACTATATTGTTTGATAACAATACCACCCAATCCAAATTAGCATCACCATATATTTCAGCAGCAACATTGTCTGGTCTATCATCACCTTTGACACTATACTTTTCAAAGACGGTTAGATCTTGGAATATATCTTCCCTTAACTTTCCTCTCTTGAAAAAGTTTTTTACTTGTGTATAGTTTGAAATAAATTGACCATCTTTAGTACGGTTAACATATTCAAAGTCTGGTATGTTGCGGAAATAATTTTTAGCCATGTTAGAAACCTATTGATTGATCTTCGTTATCATCAAGTTTGCTATAATCATCATGATAAATTGGTTCTAGTTCAGCAAAGTTGAGTGTCATTTCATATGCAACCATAGATGAGTTTTCATATGTTTGATAATTACCATCAGGAGTATAATTAACAGAACATCCTGTTAGAGCACACTCTTTTATTTTGGGTAAGAATTTATGTTCTCTCTTTCCTGCTGTCAAGTATTGTAATTTATATGTATTTGGTGATTTCAAGAACACTAAACTCTCACTTCTTTTTACTGCCATTGATTGTTTGAATAATCTAATTATATTTTTTATCATTTCACTTTCTTCATAATCTCTAGGGCTCATTTTCCAAGTTAAACCAAAATTTCTTAATTGTGGCCCTTTGAAAAGTAATTCCATGTTAGGATTAATAACTGCTCCAGTTGATCTTGTCAATATATTACCACCTGTTGCTGATTTAGCGAGTGCTGCTGCCACTCCTGTTTTTACGTCACCAGCATTTTCACCAACTGCTCCAGCAATACCTGCAGCAGAATCTATTATTCCATCTATAGCACCACTTCCTTTTTGAACATTTTCAAAGAAAGCGTTAGCAAGAGCAAGTTTTGCTGGATCCATTTCATCTTCAGCCCAACTAACATTGTTACTATCAAGTACACTACCAGGCACAGGTAAGAAAACACTACCTAATGTTTTTCCAGTATACGCGGGCCTCTCACCTATTCCGAGAGTAGTTTTCCCTCCTGTTGTCTCTTTGTTTATTGGTCTTGGTCTATATTCTAAAACTGATATTGATAACTTATCTTGATCACGATTTGCTTTAAGTGCCATTGGATAGTAGTAAGTATAACGTGCTCCATATTTTTTTCTAGGTTTATCTGCTGCCTCCTCTGCTAATGATTTAAGAAACATTCTATTTGCACCAGTGGCATCCTCTGATGAATTACCTTGATTGTTTGATCCTTGACTTCTAGTAAGTTCTCTTATCGCTCCTTCTTGTGTGGATAAACCGCTACCTCTACCATATCCTAATGTTCTAAAATATTTTACGATTGCACCTGCACTTACGTTACTAACTTGTGAATTAAAATTACTACTTCTATTATTAAGATCATCCCAACTTGCGTCAGGTAGTGCAAAACCTAAAGTTGTGTCACTATCATCTAAGTATTTTCTTTCCCATACTCCATTTGCACCAGGCCCTCTTGTTGCTGCAGTCGTCCACGTTGCATTGACACCACCACCTGTTACACCACCATCGATTGCTGTTCTATCCACTTGTAGATTAGTGGTAAAAGAACCAGGCAATGCTCTACCATTAGCATCTTCTTTCCATGTATTATTGGATCGATATGCTATTTGATATTTGGTTGCGTCGTCTCTAGTGTATGTTCTTATCCAACTAGAACTGTTAGCAGTTGTTGCCATTTAGAAGGTTTTTATTTATTTAGTGATAAACTTTGCATAAGGTATTGCAAGTAGGTCATCTAACTCATCATAATTGACCACATATAGTTGACCTGTGAGTTCTTCCCATGTGTAATTTCGAGATGATTGCCAGTGAAAATTGATTCCTCTAAATCCCCAAGAGAATATATCTGTAACTGCCACTAGAGGATGTTGATCATATTGAACGCTAGGAGTCTTTGCATTGTATACAAAAGTATAATACTTTCCCACATCAGGAACAGGTGTTACAGTATCTTTAAGTAAATTCATAATTTCCAACATCATATCCTCTGGATCGCTAAGATCTTGATTGATACTATTGTCTTCAAATCTACTCATTTGATTCCTAATTCATCTTCTGTGATTATTTTAAATTGAATCATACGATCCTCACAAAACTCAACTGCTGCTTTCCACTTTGCTTGATTCACAGCATAGGTCTGACACTCATAGAGATATGATTTAGTCATTCTCTTTCTTTTCTTAGGTGGTTGAGTTTGTTTTTTTGGTTTGACCTCGACCACATAGTTTTTAATTTTATTATTTTTCTCTCTTACTTTAATTATGTAATCAGGAAAATAACGATGCACACGTTTATCAATCGGAGACATATAAGGTATGGAAAACTCCTCTGATGCCCATGATATTATATTATCATTCTTATCACACCACACACAGAATCGTCTCTCCCAACTACTTCTACAGATAATATT